CCACCGAAAGAGCAGTCGCCGTCCCCCAAGGCCCAGTAAGCCACAGATAGCAACTGAGATCGTGATGTACTCAGGAGTGGCCCAAGGAGAAGTGAGGCACAGGGGTTGCTCACATGAGCGCAGCAAGTAAAGCGGGGCATCCTTCACTGGGTGTCCCGCTTTGTGTGCGTCTACCGTCTCCCACCCCTGAGCGGCAACCCACGCGCCGTCTCCCGCTCCTTCGCCTCGATCTTGCGCGTCTCCATCAAACTCCTGCGTGCAATCGCCGTTGCGTCCGCTCCGGACTCCCGCATCTTTTCGAGGCTCTCTTGGAGTTTCAGGCGCTCCGGCTCGATGCTCTCCTCGATCCAGGTATTCCAGAATCCTGAAATCATGTCGTACAGATCGTCAAGTGGATCGCCATGTATCTTTTTGACGGCCTTGCGTTCGTCGATTGTCCGTGTGCTGATCGCATTGAACGTCTGCCGCATCCCGTCCGTGATTACGATGTCGAAGTTAGCCAGCCCCTTATAGAGCGCTTGCGCGTTGTCTGCTGGCCCTTTGTGCATCGGGATCGAGGAGATACCATACTCCGCGAACACGTCGGCAATGATTTCAAAGTTGCTTTTGCCGATGTCGTGGTGCTGATTCATCGCCGGGTCCATGCATACAAACATGATCTTTCGGCGTTGGTCGCCCAGCTTCGTCTCGACCCAGCGCTTGCACAGCATCTTGGCATAGTCGTAGGAACCCATCTTCTTTTCTACAACTTCATCCACGCCGAAGGCTCTGCCATTCTCATCCATCGCAATCAGTCCAGCCGCAGCCGAGGAATTGCCGAATCCGTAGTCAATGCTGATTGCGTGGTTCCACCACCATTCGTCGGCAATCGCAACGCGCGGATACAGCCACTCGGGCCGCATGAAGCCAAAGTAGAGGCTTTCCGCGTTGCACCAGCACCCGTGAAGAAGCTGCATCTGGAGCTCTGGAGTCTGCGATTTGAGCGAATCGATCTTGTCCTGCCCATAGAGAGGGTTGTCGGTAACGCTTGCAGGAAAGAATGCTGTGGTCTTGTGAATCAGTTCTGACTTTGTAGGCGGCCAGGACCAACTAGCACCGCTGTAGACCCTGCCCGGCCATACCGAGGTCATGGTGGGGTTGTCGTCACGCTGGTTGGCTGGGTAATGCAGCGGGCAGCGGTTGCGTAGAAACGCCGCCATCTGCCAGCCGTGGCCCACTCCGCCTGGATTGGTCGCAAACCGCATTCGGACTCGCAGGCGAGGATCGACGGCAATCAGCCAGGGAATCATGGCCCGGATGCGATGCAGAGGTTATAGGCCGCTTTCGTCTACGCCTATCCAGCTCTTCGTGTTGCCGCGGTACTTGCTCAGATCTTTGTCGGTCGCCAGATAGCCAAACCGGATGCGGGCACCAGAGGGGAATTTCCACTCTCCGCCGCCGCTTCTCCCGCGGTAGCGGGCACGGAGCGGCAGGTACATTTTCTCCATCTCATCGCCAATCTGGTCCATCTCGCCCAGAGACTCACGCAAGAGCAAGCCTCGGAAGCTCGGCAGGGTGTATTCCTGCATGGCGTCGGCGCAGAGGAAGTTAGTTTTGGCGCCGCCTGAAGCTCCGCCAAACTCCAGCAATTGCGCCGGCGAGACGATGGCTGCCTGCTGCGCAGCGTTGATCGGCCACCAGTCAGGATTCGTGCCCGGGGGCGGAGGAGTCCAGGTCGGATAGTCGTTCGGGATGTGCAACTGCCCAACCGATACCGGCTGTGGAGGCTTGGGCGGCATCCACTGCGTTCGATTGAGGATCGTAATCAAAACAGACGAACCTTACCAGATTGCGGGGGTTTCGCGTGCGCGGTGCCCTGCACAGGTTCAGCCGGCGTGGTCAGTTCTCGGATTTTCTGCCGCATGGCATCGGGAAGTGGCTGGTCTTTGGCTGCGTCGGGCAGGATGGGGCTGACATTGACCGTGCCTCCTACCTGCACAAACGCCTGGTAGAAATTGGGCTTGGCATCCGGGCCTTCCTTGGCTTCGAGAGAGCGCGTGTTGCCGGACTCAATGCGGCCGGTGAGGATGTAGCCAAGTTCGATGGCCTTGCGCTTTGCTTCTGCGCTGGGCGCTGCTGCCATTGGGTCGAGCAGTATCAGACCTAAAAGTTCCTTATCCAGCAGGTCGTTGCCCAGATTCTCGGCATTCGCCTGAAGTTTCATGCGCTCCTGGATGAGCACGTTCTCCTGCCGCTCGATCTCATCCTGCACTTCGATGCGGTCCAGAATCGCCTTGACTTGCCGGGTTGAGATACGCAGTTTCTCGGCCACGCGAGGCTCGTTGCGCATCTTCAACCAGTGGAAAACCACCTTCTCATCCAATATGCTGAGGGGCTTGCCGTCCATCGTTTGTCCCGCCTTTGCCAAACCGGTGCAGATTTATTTTACGTGCAGGCGTTTTCGATGGTAGGGTGGGAGGCACATCACAAGAGCCTTGGAGGGCTCAATTATGACCGACCTGCTTGCACAGGGCGTTGTGCCTCGCACAGCCAACATAACACGAAAATCAAAAAGGAAGATCATCCAAGGTGAACCCGTCCATTTCGATCCGGGCGTTACGATGGGGCCAGAGTTTCTTGAGCATGGTCCGACTGAGTATGAGAAGTTCATTGCCGCGAAGTCGCAATGGTGCAAACCTCAGGGATTGAATGAGTTTCCTCCGCTGCATCCCAAGTTGTTTCCGCATCAGGCCGATACTCTCAAATGGGCTCTGAGACTTGGGAAGTCGGCGGCATTCCTCGGAACTGGCCTCGGCAAGACGCTGATTGAATTGGAGTGGGCGCGGATCATCTCAGCGCATACATCGAAGCCCGTCCTGATTCTGGCCCCGCTCGCAGTCGCTCGTCAGACTGTTCGGGAAGCTGGTAAGTTCGGGCTCACGGCCCACTATTGCGCAACTGCAGCAGACGTGACTAGCGGGATCAATGTCACGAACTACGACCGCCTGGATCACTTCGACCCCTCGGTATTCTCAGGCGTGGTGCTGGACGAATCGAGCATCCTGAAATCGTTCGACGGCGCGACTCGGACTCAGTTGATCGAGTGGTTCGGGCGCACAGACTATCGGCTTGCAGCTACAGCAACGCCGGCTCCCAACGACTTTACCGAGCTTGGCAACCATGCTGAGTTTCTAGGTGTGATGGGGCGCATGGAGATGCTTTCGATGTTCTTCATGCACGATGGCGGATCAACGCAAGACTGGCGATTGAAGGGCCATGCGAAGAAAGACTTCTGGGCCTGGGTCTGCTCATGGGCTGTGTTCATCCGCAAACCATCAGACGTGGGTTATGACGATTCACTGTTTGAGTTGCCCGAACTGAGGATGCATGAGCATTTGGTGGACGTGGACACCCCGACCGATGGAATGCTCTTCGCTCTCCCCGCCCAAACTCTCTCGGAACGCATCGACGCACGTCGCGCCACAGTCAGCGCCAGGGTCGAAGAGTGTGCTCGGATCGTCAATGCAGAACCCGATGAGCGGTGGGTGATTTGGTGCAACCTCAATTCTGAAGCGGAGCAGTTGACGAAAGCGATACCCGGAGCGGTCAACTTGACGGGCTCTGATTCAACCAGCGACAAAGAAGCGAAGCTCTTGTGCTTTCTCGACGGCACGATTCGGGTACTGGTATCGAAGTCCACGATCATGGGCTATGGCATCAACCTGCAATGCTGTGCTCGCACCGCCTTTGTAGGCATGAACGATTCGTGGGAGCAGTTCTATCAAGCCATTCGGAGGTTCTGGCGATTTGGGCAGACCCGCGAAGTCCATGCTCACATCATTGCCGCATCGACCGAGGGCGCGGTACTCGACAATATCAAACGCAAGGACGCAGACGCGGAGAGGATGGCAGACGAAATGACAGCAGTGACACGCGACTTGGTTACGGCAGAACTGAAAGCAACCCATCGCAGCGAATCGAATTACAAACAGGCGACGGTGGAAGGCGAAGGCTGGAAAATCGTTCTCGGAGACTGCGTTGAAGCTGCCCGCGATATTCCGTCCGACTCCATCCACTACAGCATCTATTCGCCGCCGTTCGAGTCGCTTTACACCTACTCCAATTCCCCCAGAGACATGGGCAACTCGAAAGACTCGCAGCAGTTCTGGGATCACTACCGATTCCTGATTGCGGAAACCTATCGCGCCATGATGCCAGGGCGGCTCGTCTCCATCCACTGCATGAATCTGCCCACGTCGAAGGTTCGGAATGGGTACATCGGACTCCGCGACTTCCGCGGCGAGATTATCCGATCGTTTGAGGATGCCGGATTCATCTACCACTCTGAGGTCTGTATCTGGAAAGACCCTGTGACTGCTATGCAGCGCACGAAGGCTCTGGGGCTGCTGCACAAGACCATCCGCAAAGACTCTTCCATGAGTCGCCAGGGCATCGCGGACTATCTCGTGACCATGCGCAAGCCGGGAGACAACCCTGAGCACATCAGCCACACGCCAGAAGAGTTTCCCGTCAAGTTGTGGCAGAACTACGCATCTCCGGTGTGGATGGATATCAACCCGTCAGACACACTGCAATACCGCTCAGCGCGAGAGCACAACGACGAGCGCTACATCTGCCCATTGCAGCTCGAAGTAATCAAGCGCGGCATCCATCTGTGGTCTAACCCCGGGGACACAGTATGGAGTCCCTTCGCTGGAATTGGGTCAGAAGGCTACTGTGCAATCCAGATGGGCCGGAAGTTCATCGGGTCCGAACTCAAAGAGTCGTACTGGGGACAGGCAAAGAGAAACCTCGCCAACGCTCACGCTGCGAGTGCGCCGCTGTTCGAGCATGAATCCGTTGAAGATGAGACGGAAGCATACGAGAACGTAATCGGAGTTGGGTCGGAAGACGTTTAGGCATAGGGAACCCGAAGAGACTATTGCGTAGCCGCCAGCTTCGCGTCTACATTGTCAGCCTCATCATCCTGCCCGTCGATGCGCAACTGGTTTTCGTACCCGTAGAGCCGGTTTGCGGTCTTGGGATCGTCCAGAAGTTGCCGCTTCTCTTCGTCGGTCGAGTGATCGAATACCTGCCACACGTCCGCATCGTGATCGAGGGATGAAGCTGCGAAGACAATCGGCGTCTCCATGGACGCCTCGTTGAGTTCTTTGACCTGCGAGAGGGTGAGGACTCCCGAGTGCATCAACGCATCCTTGAGCCGCGTATCTGTGCCGT